CATACCATGCTGCACCGTATGAATTAAATCCTTACTCATTCTTTGGTGTCGGTATTGCTGAGAACATGGACGATACCCAGACACTAATGAATGGCTTTATGCGTATGGCTGTAGACAATGCTGTACTGTCAGGTAACTTGATTGTAGAAGTAGATGAAACTAATCTAGTGCCGGGACAAGACTTGTCATTATATCCGGGCAAGGTATTCCGTAGGCAGGGTGGCGCACCGGGACAGGCTATTTTTGGTACTAAGTTTCCTAACGTGTCACAAGAGAACATGATGCTGTTTGATAAAGCACGTGTACTGGCAGATGAAAGCACAGGCTTCCCATCATTTGCACATGGACAGACAGGTATATCAGGAGTAGGACGTACTGCATCAGGCATATCTATGCTTATGGGTGCAGCACAGGGTGGTACTAAGACAGTAATCAAAAACGTAGATGACTATCTTTTGCGTCCACTAGGTGAAGGATTATTTAGATTTAATATGCAGTTTGACTTTGACCCTGAGATTAAGGGTGACTTAGAAGTTAAAGCACGTGGCACAGAAAGCCTAATGGCTACAGAAGTACGTAGTCAAAGATTAATGCAGTTCTTGCAAGTAGCAAGTAGCCCAGCGTTAGCACCCTTTGCAAAGTTTCAATACATTATTCGTGAGATAGCTAACTCAATGGGACTAGACCCTGACAAAGTAACCAACAATATGGACGAAGCCGCACTTCAAGCTGAGATTATGAAGCAGTTTCAAGCACCAGCCCCTGTACCGGGGCAGGAAGGCGCACCAGCGGGTGTAAACCCAATGGACCCTACAGGTGCAGGTGGCGGCACAATAGGCATGGGACAAGCTCCTGTGCCGGGTGAACAGGGATTTAGTGGAAATGAACAGCAACAACAAGGAACTCCTCAGCAAGCTCAAGCCGCTGGTGGGCAACAACCACCACTGGGACCACTTCAGTAATTATTTAGATACTATAGTAGACCAGCATCATAAGGTGTTAGAGCAATCTGAAAACATGATAACAGTACATAAAGCACAGGGTGCTATAGATGTATTGCGTAGAATTAAACGATTACGTGAGGACATAGCTAACGCAGATGGCTGAAACAGTAGGAACTAAAACAGAGCAAAAAACTTCTGCTGGCAAAGATGTTTATAAAACACCTGAAGGCGAAAGTGTTTCTGAAAAATCTGTTACTATTAAATTTGGTGATAAAGCCTACGTAAATGCGCCTTCTATACATGAAGGTAAAAAATACACAGAAGATGAAATAAAAAAAATGTTGTTGGAAGGTGTTATAAAACCTACTAGCAGACATGATACTTTAGAAGAAGCTATTAAAGCTGCTGAAACACGCAGTAATAATCTATTAAAGGATGGTGGTATGACACTCGCAAAACAAATGGAAATGTTTCAAGATGGCGGTCTTATGGATGAGGGTGGCACAGTAGACCCTGTATCTGGTAATGACGTACCACCGGGTTCTAATCAAGAAGAAGTTCGTGATGACATTCCTGCCCAACTAAGTGAGGGTGAATTTGTATTTCCTGCAGACGTAGTACGTTACTTTGGTTTAGAAAAACTAATGCAGATGCGCCAAGAAGCTAAGATGGGCTTGCAGCGTATGGAAGATATGGGTCAGATGGGTAATAGTGAAGAAGCTATTATGCCTGATAACTTACCTTTTTCTATTGAAGACCTTGACATGGAAGAAGATGCAGAGTATAATACTTCGCAAGAGTTTGCCATTGGAGGTATGCCTAACGCTAATTCAGGTGTGTTTTATAATCCTGCTTCGCAACCAACTACAGGCGTAGCCACTGCTCCAGTTCAAGCAGCATCTTCTAACATTGCAAGATCAATACCTATTGCACAAGCAGCAACGCCAATGCAAGCAGGTTCTTCAAATCAATCTGCTATGTTTAATAACTACCAGTTACCACAAGTGGGTGTTCCAGTAATGCCTCAACGGGATGATCTGCCACCATTTTTAGGTGGTGTAGTACCGGGAGTAGGTGGCGGCGTAGATTACGTTGACGAAGTTTATGTAAATGAAGCGGGAGCCACTGAAACATTTAGACGATATACAGATGGCAAACTTTTAGATAAAAATGGCAATGAAGCTGTTATACCAGAGGGATACACAATTAAATCTGAAGCAGATAAAAAAGTTACTATTGACCCTACAAAAGTTAAGACTGCTACTGTACAGGATGAGGGTGGTAGTAATGAAGATAATGAAGCACCCGGACCCAGCACAACTGATGTAACAGGTATTGGTTATAATAAAAGTAATTTAGCTCCTGAAATAGCAAATTTAGTTAGTAAATATGGTGCAGGTTTTGGAACTTTAGCAGATACATTTGTAAAAGGTCCAGCAAATGCTATGGCAGGATTGCCGGGACTAACGTCAATGCTAGGCGGAAAAACAACTGCATTAAGTAATTCACTTACTTCTGCAGCTTTTGGGGGAGTGCTTGATAACTTTAGAGGCTACACAGGTCAGGGTAATTTATTTTCTAAAGAAACTACGGCTGGCGGTATAATGAATACATCTGTTTACACGAACAATGTAGCATTAGATCAGCTAGGGTCAGTAGCTATAGATAAGCTTGATACCACGGCAAGAGCCGTAGTAGAAGAATTAAGAGGTTTGTTTGTTGATGTTGATGGTAATCCTATATCCGAACCTCAATCAAGGCAAAATATTGTAGCAGAAGCTAAAAGAAATGGTATAAGAACAACACTAAAGAATACTAATATAGGTAGGAAAACAACGGCTATAATAAGAGAACTAGCAGCTAAAAAATCTAGAGACATTGAATTAAAAACGTCTAAAGAAGCCGCACAGCAAAAAACAGAAGCAGAAGCTAAGTTAGGTTCTATGTTCCAAGATTATTCTGACTACGTAGATAGCTATGACGATAGCGGTGATGGTCTTGATGCTGGTGGTTTTGAAAGTGATGTAGGTGGAGATACTGCAGATACTTCAACTGGTGCTGACACTGCGGGTACTGATCCTGACGCTGATGGTGGCGATATGAACTAACAAGCTGCGTAAGAGGCTTAAATCTTACAATCAGTTGGCTACTCACTCCCCACACCCGACAGTGTGGCTACAGCGGCCCCAACACAAGGAATAAACAATGAACGATTCAATTATGGCTGTAGAGCCACCAGTAAAGAAAGTGGCATTTGCCTCTAAGCCTTACTCACAAGAAGAAAGAATTAAACGTGACGAAGAAGAACTAGCACAGCTACTAAAAGAACAAAAAGGTTTAGAAGAAAAAGATGAAGCCTCTGAAGAAGTAGAAGAGGCAGAACCTAAAGGTGCAGAAGAAAAAACATTTAAGAAGCGTTACTCTGACCTACGCCGACATCAACAGAAACAAGCAGAAGAGTTTAAAGCTGAACTAGCTGCAATGAAAAGTCAGTTAGAAAAAACTGCTAAGAAAGAAATGAAGCTACCTAAGTCTGATGAAGACATTGAACAGTGGGCAGCAGATTATCCAGACATAGCTGCCATAGTAGAAACAATTGCTATGAAGAAAGCAGCAGAACAATCTACTGCACTTGAAGAACGCATGAAAGTAATTGATGATATGCAAACATCAGCTACTAAAGACAAAGCTGAAGCAGCATTGATGCAGATACATCCTGACTTTGATGAGATTAGAGACAGTGATGAGTTCCACAACTGGGCAGATGAACAGCCTAAGTGGGTACAAGATGCACTCTACGACAATGACAATGACGCTAGGTCTGCAGCACGTGCAATTGATTTGTATAAAGCAGACATGGGTATTGCAACAGCAAAAAAAGATAAGTCCAATAAAGATGCAGCCAAGTCTGTAAATACTAAAGCTACTCGTAGTAAGCCACAGGATACAGAAGAGTCTAGTTACTTACGTGAGTCCCAAGTAGATAAGATGTCTAATAAAGAATATGAGACACACGCAGATGAAATTATGGAAGCTATTCGCGCTGGTAAATTTATCTACGACTTGTCTGGTTCAGCACGATGAGCAACATCTTTACCCCTAGTAAGGATACAGAGTTCTTAAATCCCTTTGGTCCTACTATGGGTTACTACAAAATGCCACCTGAGTTAGTAGATAACTTAAATGCTGGTATGTCAGAAAGTTTAAATGATTATTCTGACAATCTTGTAGGTAAGGTAAAGCAGGAACTTGAGTTTACAGAAAAAACTAAACAGACTGCACTAGAGGGATTAAAGGACTTTATAGCACAGTACTCTAACTTTAGTGAAGTACGTAACTCATTTGGTGTTAGAAGGTTAAATTCCGAAAAATACAATTATGGTATATCCATAGTATCGGGATGGTTTGTTCGCCAATACGAAGGAGAATACAACCCTATACATTTACACACAGGTGCTAGACTTTCTTGTGTGGGTTATTTATCTTTACCAGATGGTATTGAAAAAGAATGGGAGGAAGATTACAAAGACCACCATCCCTCACATGGGCATATACAGTTTGTTCATGGTACTGCGTCAGGATATAGTTCTACTAATTTCCTTATTAAACCGCAGGTTGGTGACTTTTATATCTTCCCATCAGAACTATTCCATTGTGTATATCCTTTCTACACAAAGGGGGAACGTAGGTCATTTAGTATGAACCTTAACTTTCTTGAAGTATTAAAGGAAAAAAGTGTTGACAAATAGTTATTTATACGTATAACTATAGTCATGTGTAATGTAAACAGGTTCGCTACTTGTTTACTATACCAATCCGCAAACTACAAAAATCTTAAAGATTACCTGATTAACATGGCCTATTAAGTATATTGGTTGCAACCTTTATATAAGATACACCCTACGTTAGACAGCCTCTGCCAAGAATTGTACTGTTTGCATCTGTACAATCCAGAACAATAGGAGATGGATTATGGCTTTTCCAAGAGCAGCGGGTTATAATAACTTACCTAATGGTAATTTTAGCCCGGTAATTTACTCCAAACAGGTGCAGCTTGCATTCCGCAAGGCCGCTGTTTGTGACGCAATTACGAATAACGACTACTTTGGAGAAATCGCTAACTTTGGTGATACCGTTAAAATCATTAAAGAACCAGAGATTACTGTCAAAGCATACGAACGTGGTACGAACATTACTGCTTCAGACCTTGATGACGAAGATTTCTCAATGACCATTGACAAAGCAAACTACTTTGCTTTTAAAGTTGATGACATTGAGCAAGCACATTCTCATGTGAACTTCCAGTCACTGTCCAGCAATCGTGCTGCATACCGACTAGCAGACCAGTTTGACCAAGACGTTCTTGGTTACTTGACTGGTTTCAAGCAAGCTGCAATTAGTGGTAACGCTAATGTAGTAAACAACATTGTTAACGGCACAGTTGCTGTTGCTACAGCAGGAACAGATGAACTTCTTGCTTCAATGAAGTTGACTGCTGCTGACTTTAATGCTGGTAACGCTGCTAACTGTGTGGGCTTGAAAGCCCGTGCAACTGAAGCTGCCCCTACAGGTGCTGGTATTTCTAACCCACTAACTGTTGTTGCACGAATGGGTCGTAAACTCGACCAACAAAACGTGGACACACAGGGACGTTGGTTAGTAGTTGACCCAGTGTTTGTTGAACTACTCAAAGACGAAGATTCACGTTTGTTTGACGCTGACTTTGGCGGTTCAGGTCTTCAGAATGGTTTAATTCTGAATAACTTGCACGGTTTCAAGGTTCACGTTTCCAACAACCTACCTTCACTTGGTACTGGTCCATCTACTACAGGTGGTACTAATGCTAATAACTTTGGTATGATTGTTGCTGGTCACTCGTCATCTGTTTCGACAGCAGACCAGATTAACAAAACTGAAACTTACCGCGACCCGGACAGCTTTGCTGATATTGTCCGTGGTATGCATTTGTATGGCAGAAAGATTCTCCGTCCAGAGGCTCTTATCAACGCCAAATACTGCTTGCTATAGGAGATTAGAAAATGGCTACAATCGCACTCGCTCCTACTACAAGGGGTTTAAGCAATCCAGCACGGCATGAGTTTATGACACAAGTTACCATAGACTTTGCTACTGCTGCTTCGACTAAAGGTACTGCATTGGCTGCAGGTGACATTATCCAAGCGATTAGTGTTCCCGCAGGACATCAGTGTATTACGGCTGGTTGGGAAGTTTTAACTGTACACACAGGAACTTCTACCGACACTGCATTAGATTTAGGTTTTACAGGTGGAGACCCTGACATGTATGTTGATGCATTTGATTATGATGCAGCTTCTGTCGGAGATTTTGCTATCCTATCTGGTGCTACAGCCCCTGTCCAAGTCGGTTCAACAGCAGACACATTAGACATTCTGATTCAAGCACAGACTGGAACTACCACAGGTGGTAAACTTCGTGTCTTTGCTAAGTTGATGGATTGTACTACACTGGGTGAAAAAGATGGTTCACCGGGTGAAGTTGTTCGTGACGAACTTGCTTAGTAAAAATACTGTGAGGGGGCAGGGCAACTTGCCCCTTTACAACTCTTTGTTCATTTAAGGATTTATAATGGCATATGATTATTTAGACATTACTAATGAAGTAATTGCTCGTATGAACGAAGTAGCATTAACAACTGTTAACTTTGCTACGGCAAGAGGCTTTCAAATACAATGTAAAAATGCAGTAAATGATGCTATTAACTATGTCAATCAACGAGAGTTTGGTTGGCCTTTTACACATGAGACAGAAACAGTTACACTTATTCCGGGTACAACTAGATACAGTGTTCCTGCTAATACACAGTCAGTAGACTATGATACATTTAGAGTAAGTAAAAATTCTTCTATAGGTACGTCTGGTTCTAGCCTACGAGTATTAGACTATAAAGAATATGTACAAAAATTTATTTCACAAGAAGACGATGTTTTAAACACAACACTTAATGGCGCACTTACTAATGTTGCGACAACAATTACCGTAGTTAGTACTACAGGCTTTGCTAATGCTGGTGACATTCAAATTGAAAATGAAACCATTACCTATACAGGTACAACTAATACTACGTTTACTGGATGTACTCGTGGTACTAATTCTACTACAGCAGCAGCCCATGCGTCTGGTGTTATTGTAGCACAGTTTTCTACTGGTGGAGTACCCTTTAATGTATTTCGTACACCCGATAATAACTATGGTTTGTATCCCTTTCCTAACAGAGCGTATCAATTATTATATGAATACTATGTTAAACCTACTGCGTTATCAGCCACAGGTGATGTTCCTCTAATTCCAGAACAGTTTAGACAAGTAATTGTAGATGGCGCAACAGCTTATGCATATCAGTATAGAGGTGAAGCACAACAGTATGGACTTAACTTTACACGATTTGAAGATGGCATAAAACAAATGCAGACTTTATTGTTGAATAGAGCAGATTATGTAAGGTCTACGTATATCCCTCATTCTCATGGATATGGCATTAACACAGGATTTTAAATAATGGCAGATGAATCTGGCCTTAATCCGTTTGTATTTGCTTGTCAGGGTGGTTTGGTATTAGACCAATCAACCTTTGCTATGCAGCCGGGGATGGCACTAGAACTAGAAAACTTTGAACCTGCTACTACTGGTGGGTATCGCCGTATCTCTGGTTACAATAAATGGAATGCTAATATTGTTCCGCAAGACCAAAGTGATAGCGAACCTGTATTAATGTCTGCACACTTTGATGGTAATGTAATAGCAGCACGTGGGCGTAAGGTATACAAAGGAAGTAATGGTAGTACTACACTAAGTTCAGCTATTAATAATTCAGTTACAACTATTCCAGTAGCGTCAACAACTAACTTTAGTACACAGGGTACTTTAATAATTGGTACAGAACAGATTACCTATACGGGTAAAACCAGTACAACATTTACTGGGTGTACAAGAGGAGCCAACAGTAGTTCAGCAGCAGCACACAGTGATGCCGCAGTAGTTACACAGTTCTGGACAGAGATAGACACAGGACGAACTGGCGCAGGTAGGTATTCTTTCTTTAGGTATAACCTTGCTGGTGTAGATTATATTATATGGGCTGATGGTGCTAATCATGCAGCTAAGTATAGAACAGCTAGTAACTCAGTAACAGACATTACAGCATCTGGCGCACCTGCAGACCCTAGATTTGTTACTGGCTATAAGAACCATATGTTCTTTGCAGGTATGTCAGCGGGTACACAGTCTTTAGTATTTACTGCACCATTTACAGATAATGATTTTGCGGCAGGTAATGGTGCAGGTACAATAAATGTTGATAGTCCTATTACTGGATTGTTTCCTTTTCGTGACGCACTTATTATATTTTGTGAAGAGCGTATATTTAAACTAACAGGTAATGCATTAGCTGACTTTGCTATACAGCCTGTAACTAGAGAGATTGGTTGTCTTAACGGTTCAACCATACAGGAATTTGCTGGTGACTTAGTATTCTTAGGCCCAGATGGATTACGTACAGTTGCTGGTACAGCTAAGATTGGTGACGTTGAACTTGGTACTATTAGTCGTGCAGTGCAGAAACGCTTTGAAGGTTTGTCAGACGTAGATGAATTTACTAGTGTAATTATACCAGACAAAACACAATATAGAATATTCTTTGGTAATTCACAAACGCCTCGCGCTACAACTAAAGGTACTATATGTGTAAGAAAAGGTGACGCATATGAGTTTGCTGACTTACGTGGTATAAGACCTAACTGTACAGACAATGTAGTAGTAGCAGGTGAAAGCATTGTTATACACGGAGACTTTGATGGTTTTGTTTATAGGCAAGAACAAGGCCAAGACTTTGACGGTAATACTATAACTGGTAAGTATCGCTCTCCAGACTTAACAATGGGTGATGCAGGATTACGTAAATCGTTTCAACGTGTAATTATTAACTACGCACCAGAAGCAGCCGTTAATGCAGATTTGTTTGTACGCTATGATTACGAAGCACCTAATACAGCTAGACCTGCAGCTTACCCATTTGACAGTTCAACTGTTGTAGCTGTATACGGAAGTTCTACTTACGGTACTGCAACATATGGTGGACAGTCTAACCCATTAGTTAGACAACCAATTGAAGGTAGTGGTTTTGCTGTAGCACTACGAGTTAATGATAGAGGTACATCAGCACCATACGCCCTAAAGGGATTTCAACTAGAGTTTGCGGCTGACGCAAGGAGATAATTAATGGCAGGTTATACCAGACAATCCACCTATGCTGACGGTGATATTATCAATGCTGCTGACAGTAACAATGTATTTAATCAGGTACTAGCAGCATTTGTAAATACATCAGGTCACAAGCACGATGGTACAGCAGCAGAGGGTCCAGTCATAGGATTGATTGGAGACCCCGGAGTTGCTACACCGAAAAACAAAGTTGTAGTTGATGATACAAACAATCAAGTAGAATTTAGTATTGATGTAAGTGGTACTTCAACAGAACAGCTTATTGTTAAGGATGGTGTACTTGAGCCTACTACAACCAATGACATTGACTTAGGTTCTAGTTCTAAAAAGTTTAAAGACTTAAACATAGCTGGTGCAGCTAACATTGCTGGCACTATGACCCTATCAGGTAACGTAATTGTATCTGGTACTCTTGGTGCTGACCTGATACCTGATGCGGATAACACTCGTGATATAGGTAGTTCCTCTGCAGAATGGAAAGACTTGTACATAGATGGTGTTGCGTACTTAGATGCAATTAACTTTGACGGTACAGCTATTACATCTACCGCTGCAGAGTTAAACATTCTTGATGGTGTAACATCTACTGCTACAGAACTTAACATACTAGATGGCGTTACATCTACAACAGCAGAACTAAATATCTTAGACGGTGTAACCTCTACTACTGCTGAGTTGAACATCCTTGACGGTGTTACAGCTACAACAGCAGAACTTAACCTGACAGATGGTGGTTCTACTGTAGGTACAACAGCCGTAGTTGGTGGTGATGGTCTTCTAACTAATGACAATGGCACAATGCGTCAGACATCAGTAGATACCTTTGATACCTATCTAGCACAAAGTACTAAAACATTAACAAATAAAACCTTGACAAGTGCCGTACTCAATGGTACAATAAGTGGAACTTCTATTAAAGATGAAGATAATATGGCATCTGACAGTGCCACACATATTGCTACCCAACAATCAATTAAAGCCTATGTAGATGCTGAAGTAGCTAATATACCAGTAGGTGACATTACGTCTGTAGTTGCTGGTACAGGTATGACAGGTGGTGGTACTACAGGTGCTGTTACCCTTAATGTTATTGGTGGTGCAGGTATTACTGCTAATGCTAATGACGTAGCTGTAGATTCTACTGTTATTACAGGACAGACTGCAGAATCCACTGTTGATGCTTCTAACGATTTACTATTAATGTATGATAACTCAGCTACTGCTTTACGTAAAGTTGCAGTATCTGCTATTGTTGCAGCATCAAGTGGTATCAACGCAGTTGTAGACGATACCTCACCAGAACTAGGTGGTGACTTAGACGTTTTAGCAAGAGATATTGTTTCTAGTTCTAATAGAAATATTGATATATTACCTAACGGTTCTGGTAAAGTTAACCTTGATGGTAATGGTTCTAGTGGCGGTGTCACTATATCTGATGGTCTTGTAGACATTCGTACAGGTACAGGTACACGTTCACAGGTTAAGTTTTATTGTGAAGTAACTAATCAACACGCACAGATAATACAGCCACAACCACACTCTGCTGGTGTAACTAATACACTTACATTACCTGCAGGTAGCAGTCAGGAGATTGTAGGTACTACAGCTACACAGACACTCACAAACAAGTCTATCGTAGCTACACAGCTTACAGGCACAGTAGCTAATGCAAGACTAGATGCACAGCTTCAAGATGTAGCTGGACTAGCTGTTACTGACGGTGGTTTTATTGTAGGTAATGGTTCTAACTTTGTACTAGAAACTGCAGGTACTGCACGTACATCACTTGGACTAGGAACAGCAGCGGTTTTGAACACTGGAACATCTGCTGGCAATGCGATTGTCTTA